GCTTCTGCGGCTTCTGCGGCTTCTGCGGCTTCTGCGGCTTCTGCGGCTTCTGCGGATTATGCGGCTTATGCGGATTCATTAGTAGAATTTAAAGAATCAGTAAGAGTCTTTGTTTTTGAAACCCTCAAAACTATAAAATAGCATGACCCCAATACAGAAAGCAGAAAAAACGATAAAACGCTTAAAATCTTTTGTAACAATCCAAAGCACCAAGATACGAAAGTATAAAACTAAGGTTGGAGGACTAATGCGAATTGTTGCTGAGAAGGATAAGGATATTTGTAAACTTGAAAAATACATTCAAACCATCCACAATGAAAGCGATTGATTTAACCAAGATAGCTTCTTACTTATTCAGGCAGCCCCCCAACCACAAACGCCAGGACTTGATGCACGAGATTTACGCTATCACTAAGGGATTGCACCCGAAGGATGAAGTAAAGATTGAGTTCAGCAAAGAGCTACAAGACTACCTAAAAAATACCAACGTGAAAGAGATAACAGAAACCGCAGGGAAGTTATTCAAGATAGCCCAATTCTTAAAGAAGAACGACCACCAAAGCGAACTATCAAAGAAGATATTTAAAGCTGTTAAAAACGTTCCTAAGAGTAAAGATGTAACAGTTCCTTTAACTTTGAATGAGTTTTTAGTCATTGAGTCACTAGAAAATTAAAATAAAACAAATGAAACTAAAAAAGCTAATAGAAGAATTTAAAAACGATGGGGTTTTATTTGATAAGCTTTACACTTTTGATGAGTTTTTCGAGCAGTTAGATGATTATGCTTTTGAAAGCGGAAATATAAAAAGAGCTTGGAATATTTTAACCAACTATAAGGATTCACTAAAAGAGTCTTTAACCTTGTCTATGTTTATAAAGGAAGATGTGAATCCTTTGTTATTTGAAGGGTTTAAAATAGAGATTCAAAACAAACAAAACACCATCATAAATAATGGTAATGTCGAGTTGTTTTTTATAAAAGTAAGAGAATGTGTAATAATAGGCTTTTGTTATTTAGACAAACCAAGCGGAGAATCTAAGCGACCTAAAACCCTGCACGATTTAGCAGAAGCCACAAAAGAAAACCCCTTAACCCTAGCCCAATGAAACGACTTTTAACAATCCTATTACTAACCACCCTACTATTCACCGTTATTGGGTTATGGCGGTGGTGCGTGGGGGTCTAAAACAAAAAACAAGATGAAAAAAGTAAATTCGTTATTAGAATCAGATGAAATGCAAAACCAATTTATAGGGTACAATCTACTAATAAGCCAATTTGGCATTTCAGAATACGATGCAAAAGGGCAATTAGCCGAAGCGAACCAAGACGAAGTATGCGATTTATGTTCTGATGAACATTTTGACGGAATTAGCACAAGTTCTGCAACATTTCTTTGTGAGGGTAGTAGGTGTCCTGAATCTGTGCAATTGTACTTTGAACATATGAACGATTCTCTTTAACCCTGCCACAAACGGCACTTATAACTTATCAACAACTTTAAAACTTGACAGAATGAAAGAAACATGGAAGCCAGTAAATCACAAAGGCAAAACGTACCTAAACTACAAGGTGTCAAATCTTGGTAACGTTTGGAAGATAAAAGATAACAAAATCCTTAAACCTGTTATCTTAAAAACTGGCGTACACTATTCCTATTTAGTAGAAGGGAAGAAAAACATTCCTATTCATTTGTTAGTTTGGCAGTCTTTCAAAGGTAAGATTAAGGAAGGGTTTTTAATCTCTCATAAAGATGGAGATAAGTATAATAATCGCCTGGAGAACTTAGAAAAGATTACACATAGACAAAAGCAGTCTAAAGATAACGGGCTTCCTATTGGGGTACTACTCACTAAGTCGGGTACATTTAGATCAAGCATTCGACTAGGTAAAAAAAAGCTTCATTTAGGTATTTATTTACGTGCTATCAATGCAGATAAGGCTTATGAGATAGCTTATAAATTAATCATAAGCGGAAAGTGTACCGATGAAATAAAGATTAAAGAAGCGGTCAATGTCTTGCGTAAAAAGATACGGCTCAAACCTTTGCTTGATGCAACTAGGAGACTAAGCACACAACCGAAGCCTAAACATATTATTTATAATTGGTAGCTATCTTAAATTAAGAAGGGCAAAAATGACCCCTTTTTTCTGATAATATATAGAAAATGAGAAATGCTGAACAAATAAAAGGGCTACTTGGTTCTAGTGAAAAATCAAACAACTTGCTAGGAATTTACTGGTGCTTCCATAATGGAATGTTTGCTGATGACATTATTGACTTTTTAAGAATAGATAATGAGCATTGGGATATTGCCGAAATTGAAATAAAAGGGAATCTATTATTAGGGATTGACGTAATAGAGCAAAGGACATATGAAAGGTGTTTTTTTGATGTGCCACTAAGGAAAAGAATTGAGATGATAGGGTTAAAAACTATTATTTCTTTTGATGAGAATATGTTTCAATTAATAGAGTTCATTATTACTGAGGAAGGAAAAAGATATATCCAAATGAGCATTAAAAAGTAACTGGTTATAACTGGTTATTTTTAGGATGTTTAAATAATTATTCGTATATTGTGGAACGGCAGTAAGTAAGGTGAGATATACTTTCTGTTGAGTTACAAAAAACAAGACCAAAAAAATATAATTTCTAAAGATATTAAAGCTTTGGAGGTACTAGGATTACACGCAATTTCTTGTTTTAGTCGTGTTTCTCACCCTATACCTCCAAAGCTTTTTTTTGTTTAAAATTGAAATTATGGATATTGAAAATTGTGCTTATTCATTTGAAGGAGAATATTTCGACAAGAATAAAGAGTTTTGGGAATCTGACGACCTAGACCCTATTGATTCTTTTTTTATATCATCACTAAAGGTGTTTCACTATAGCGATACTTCGGAGTCGTGGCTTCCTTTTATTGCCTCCTATGAAGATGTTATATTCCTTCCTTCGTTTAATGGCGTTAAAGTAGGTGATGTATTTTTGTCGAGTCGGGTTGAATGGATGGAAAGAGCAGACGATAAGCCTAATAATATTATATCTGTTTTTGATATTAAGAAAGAACTAAACTACACATATCTAGTTTTTGGAAACGACGAAATAAGCCTATCTGTTGATATTAATCACATAGAGCGATACATAAAAGATATAGGAGCAAAATACATTTGCAACGCATTTGACGACAAACACCTAATGTATGACAAGTGTTCATTTGAAAGAAATATGGTTGAAAAATCTCATTTAAAACGGTGTTTGCGGTACTACAAAGAAGGGTTTGAGGACTTATCACAGGAGAAACTAGAAAGAGAGATAGAAGAAGGATTACACGACATGCCATCTAACTAACCCACCGAAAAAAACAACGAAATTATGAAAGAAGAAATTATAATTGATTTCATTTATTTAAGATACAAAGCGATGTACGGATTCCCTCAAGGTTATTGTGGGCAAATCGCAGAGGAGATACAAAAAACCATTGGAGGGGAATTAGTAGCAGGGTATTTGGCTTTCCCTTCTCACAATAGGGAGCATTGGTGGTTGGATTTAGACAATAAGATAATAGACCCGATGTCTGTTGAATTACAAAAAACCGACCCACATAGGCATATAGAGATACATAGAGATTTGTCAAGAAGGTACTGGATTAAAGGATTTAATAAACAAAAAAAGATAAAAGCAAACGAAGGAATGCCCTTCTAATTTTGCGGTCTGGATAATTATTCGTATATTGTGGAACGGCGAAAGCCAAATGCTATTTAGAATGTGAGAGACTCTATGTAGTAAGTTTAAAAGAAACAAACTAAAAATATAACTTCTTTTCAATATCAAATGGTATTGAAGAGAGTAGCACGTGCTTTATGTTTCTTTTGCACACTCTCAAACTTTTACGCTACTTTCTTCAATACCATTTTTTTGTTTAATTTTAAACTTATGAGAGGATTTGTAAAGTTACACAGGCAACTTATAGAATGGGAATGGTATCATGATATGAATGTAAAGGCTACTTTCTTGCATTTACTGCTTACTGTTAATTTTAAGGATAAGCGATGGAAAGGTATATTAATCAAGCGAGGGCAAATATTAACTAGCTTGCAGCACTTAGCCGATGCTATTGGTATATCAGTGCAAAAACTACGCACAGCACTACTAAAGCTAGAGGACACTAATGAAATAACAAGGGAAGCAACAAGCCTTTTTACTATGATAACTGTCTGTAACTTCGACAGTTACCAAGATAAAGACCTTATGCAGCAACAAGCGGATAACAAACCATCAACAAGCGAGCAACAAGCGGATAACAAACCATCAACAAGCGAGCAACAACTACTAGAGAATGTTAAGAATGAAGAGAAGGATAATAATGAAGAGAAAAAATACCCTTACATAGAGATTTTCCAAAAAATAAAAAACGGCGAATTAATCAGAGTAACACAATTAGATAAAAACTTTCACTTTGGCTTATTCCCTGATGATTGGTCTGAAAACTTCCAAAATGAAATACTTAGCTTTTGGCGTTACATGGAAAGTAAGAAATCAGATCGTTGGGGCGTAATTGGAACAATATCTAGTCAATTAAGCGCAATTAAAAGTTATTTACAAGATTACACCGAAAATGAGATAATAAGCGCATTTGGCGAAACCATAAGCAAAGGAAATGTTTCTTGGAATCCTCTTTGGACTAAAAACCGAGATAAAATCTCAAAAGCAAAAAACGGACACGTTCCCACTTTTTCATATAACAGCAAAATAAGCAACGCATGAACCAAGAACTACCAAACGAACCAGAAGTTGAAGCAAGATTGTTATCTGCAATAATTCAAAGCCCTGCAAGTATTTACAATTGCCTTAGCTTATTGAACGCTGAATGTTTTTATACTCAAAAATATAAGAACCTATGGGAATTAATAATTGAGCTACACAATAAAAAAGAATCATTTGATTTAGTTGGGATAGCATCAGGACTAAAAGATAAAAACCAATTAGAAGCTTTTGGAGGATTCGCAGGAGTTGCAGACTTTACAAGTAAATACTTTACTCACGATGTTACAGGAGCAAGTCGCATCCTTCACTCTAAGTTCATAAGAAGGAAAGCTATTGTATCAAATTACGAACTAATCCGATTAGCTTTTGACCCAATGACCGACATAGAGACAGAAATATCAAAAGCACAAAACAAGCTAAATGAGGACATATCTAGTCATATTGACATTACTAGCACCGCTCAAGATGTTTCAATGGATATAGCAAGGGAAATAAGTGATAATCTAGGGAAATACAAAGAAGTTACGGGCGTTCCAACTGGCTTTGAAAGTTATGATAAAAGAATTAGCGGATTATCAACAGAAGGAGATATAATAATAATCGCAGGTCGTCCAGCGATGGGAAAAACAACTTTTGCTTTAAATATTGCTCAAAACGCACAAAAGATATTTGGGAACAATGGCGCATTCTTTAGCCTTGAAATGAGTAAAAGGCAGCTTTGTAGAATCCTTTTAGCCCAACAAACAGGTGTTTCTGCTGATAGTTTAAAGAAAAACAAAGTAACTGACATTGAAATAGAGCATATTTTCAACAAACTAGCAGAAGATCCAAAGGCAAAGCTATTTATAGACGATGAAAGCCCACAATTAAGCTACATTGTATCTAAAATCCATAAATTAAAGCGTGACGAAGATATACAATTTGTTGTTATCGACTATATGCAACTAATCGCTTGTGAAGCTAAGAACAACAGGGAAAAAGAAATAGAGCATATTTCAAGAACATTAAAGAGAGTATCAAAAGCACTTGAAATAGCCATAATTCCACTTTGTCAACTAAGTAGAGCAGTTGAGAATAGAGGGGGTTCTAAAGTGCCTCAATTATCAGACTTAAGAGACTCAGGCTCTATTGAACAAGATGCTTCTGTAGTTACTTTTATTTATAGACCAGAGTATTACGGAATAACACAAGATGAAGAAGGAAACAGCCTTGAAGGTGTTACCGTTTTGGTAACTAAAAAGAATAGATTTGGAGAGATAGGGAATGATTATTTATATTTTGATAAAGAAATGTCAGAGTTTTTTGATTATGACCACACAACAGGAAATAAAGTATCTGCTGATATGTATGATATGAGATTAGTAACAATGCAAAATATGAGAGTAGATACTGTTAGTAATTTTGCACAAAAAATAGAAGATGAAAACAAAACAGAGAATTGGTAAAGTTGCAACAGTTGGAGATATAGCAAAACTATTTCTTCAAGAACTAAAAAAAGAGCATACAACCAAAAAGGCACCGACTACGAAGCAAAAGTAATAGCACGGTACTCTAAACTAATAATATTAAAGTCATATTTAAACTAAAAAGCAATGAATACTAAAGTCATTCACGGATGTTGCATGAAAGAATTAAAATCTATACCTCAAGGGTCGGTAGATATGATTCTTTGTGATTTACCTTATGGATGCACAAATAACAAATGGGATAGTGTTTTACCTTTATCAATGCTTTGGTGTCAATATAAGCGAATTATAAAACCTGCAGGTATAATCGTGTTGTTTGGACAAGGAGTATTTAGTGCAACTCTAATGCTATCAAATAGAGAAATGTATAGATATAGCTTAGTTTGGGAAAAATCAACACCAACAGGGTTTTTGAATGCTAATAAAATGCCTTTGAGAAGCCATGAGGATATTCTAGTATTTTACAATAAGTTACCAACTTATCACCCTCAAAAAACAACAGGACACAAAAGGAAAGTAAGTAAATCATCACACCAAAAGGGCAAATCTACTGACAGCTACAATAAATTTCATGCAAGTAGCTACGACAGTACAGAACGATTTCCTAAGAGCGTTTTAAGATTCTCTACTGATAAGCAAAAGAGTGCTATCCATCCAACACAAAAGCCCGTTAAACTAATTGAGTACCTAATTAGGACTTATACAAATGAGGGTGACTTTATAGTTGATAATTGCGCAGGGAGTGGGACAACAGGAGAAGCTGCAGAAAATACGAATAGAAAATATTTACTTATTGAAAAAGAAGAAAAATATTATAATGAAATTTTAAAAAGATTAAAGAAATGAAAGTAAGAACAAAAATAGAAGTAACCGCCATCTACTCCAAAGAAGAAACGGCAGAAGTCAAAGAACTCATAAACCACATGAGTAATGCAAGATTCAAACACGTAATATCATCACTTGCAACAGAAACCGAACAAGGAAACTACCGATACGCCAAACAATTTGACCACTTTAGCCTTGATATGCTAAAAAAAGCCTGCCAAACAACTAAGCTACAAAAGAACGGCTATACCGTATTTCTAAAAAAGAAAGCTTCCGACTTCGTGCAAAAATAAAAGCCGTTTAAAACAGAGGAATTAGCACGAGATTTTATAAAATCTTACAGGGAAACACCGAAAAAGGGCGAAACGCTTGTTATTATGAAAGAACTACTCAGGGATAAGTAGAGAAGCCTACGAAGAGTGCCAAAATGCGAAATTGAATTAACGAGCTTTATGTCGTGAAAAGAATACACTTGAAGCGTAAAAATTACAAATTAAATAATTATTAAAACTTGACAAAATGAAAATAAGCGTACCATTTACAGCCCTTCAATTAGTTGGAGATAGGACTAAAATTGAAATGAATTGCATTTGCGGACAACCGATAAAGCGAGAGGATATAGAACTCTTTGTAAGGACAAAGGGAAACAATACAAGAACTAATCTATCCTTTGAATGCTCCAACTGCACCTATGTAACCGAGAACAGCGAATGGGGCGAAATTACAGACGACAAAGAAATAATTGAATCAATATTTGATAACGTAGACCAAAACTTAAAAAACAATGTGTGAATTTGAAGAACAAATGAAAAATGCTAATTTAAGAGAAGAATACGAAAAAGTATTAGCAGAAAAGAACGCTCAAAAATTGATAATCATAAAATACGAGGAATCACAGTCCAAAATACTATTGGAGAATACCGACCTAATATTAGATAATGAGAAGCTAAGAAAAGAATTAAGTATTGAGATTCAAGAACGGGAGAACTTGAAAAATGTGAATAAAAAACAGTACGACCTTATCAAAGAGCTAAATCAAAAGATAATAGGGAAAAATGAAGAGATAAATGCATTAATTGGGGCGGGAACGGTACATGAAGAAGGGGTTGAGTTATATAAAAAAGATGTTGAAGATTATAAAGGAGAGATTGAATCATTAAAAGAACACAACACAATACTAAAAGATTGCGACTATAGCCAAACAAAGAAAATAAGAGAACTGCAAAAGTGGGCGAAAATCAAGAACAAGGACAATGCAAGGCTTGAAAAGCTTTATACTTTAGGGTGGGAAATAGAAGCAAAAAAGAACAAGCTACTTATTAAACTCGACAAGCAGAAACACAAAAACCGAAAACTAAAGAAGTTCAAGAAACTTTTAAAGCAGCTAAAAATAAATTAATCGGAAATACCGAATAAACAAACGCCCCTAATTCGTAAGAACAAGGGGCGTTTTCTTAGCACATTAATCTTCTTTCCACTCTTCTATTTGTTCTTTAGAGTCAGCTACAATTCCTGAAACGTCTCTAATTGTTGACTCTTGGCCTTTCTCGTTAATCAACTCAATAATTTTTAACATAATCAAAACCCCCTCTCTTTTTGCGTCTATACCTCCTAGCCTAAGTCCTAATTGTACTTCTTTTACATAATCTTTGGTAATTTCTTTCATTTTTAATAATTTAATTGTTATCTAATAAAGGAATAGTCCTATACTGCCGTTCCCCTTTCTCGTTATCGTAGTACTCAACCTCAGTAATAACCTCATAGTCCAGGAACGGGTCTTCTATACCGTGCAATTTACAAAGCTCAGTACGGAATAAAGCCCCATCATCGTAATCTAATTTTGGACATTTTTTGTCTTGACATTTTTTGTCAATTACTCCTATCCTTTCCCAATTTGAATAAGCATCGTAGGCAAAGCAGAAGACCAAAAAAACTATCCATATCCAGTTAAATATTGTCATGATAATTTGTTTCTAATTTCAGTTAAATGGTCAATACGTTGCCTTGTGCTTTGACCTTTGATAAGTGTATTCATTTCCCCAAAGGTTTTGAGTACAAGACTGCCATTGACAGAACACCAAACCCTATCACGTTTCCGACCTTCGCCTTTCTCAATATCTCCTTCCTTCGTGTGTGCCGTAGCAAAACCAATAGGCGCAGATGTCTCATTATCAATAACCTTTGGGTTACTTTGACCTTCGTCTTTAGCCTTAATCTTCGTTATAGCTTCTTTCTCTTTGTCTTTTTCTCCTTCCTGTAACCTCAATATTGACTCATTGTCTTCTACTTCGTCTCTTTCGTACTTTGCACACCAAGCATAAGAGGGGATAAAGACAGCCAAAAGAACTAAGGTAAGTAAGGATAATCCAAATCCAAAAGAATCGCACCATGCACCAAATTCGGACTTCATAATCTTGTTTTCCTCCTTAGCTAAACCTATTGCATCTTTCTTATCTGCCATCAAAACAGCAAATACCTTTTCCTTTGCCGAAATTAGGCTATCTGTTCTTTGTTCCTTTTTCCTATGGGTTTTTGCTGCTGCACTTCTTATCCTAGGTGGGCAACCTTTGCAGTCAACTTTACTATGAACAATAAAAAAAGCAGCAGCAGAACTTGAGGCTTTGAATATATCCATGTTCCGAGCAGTAGTATCTTTATTGATAATATTGTCATTTCTTAGGACAACCATATCAATATTGTGATAGTCAGGTTGTGCAGCGAAAAACTCAACAGCGTAAGGGCTATAAAAGAAAGTCGAAGCAGCATAAAAGAACCCAAGAATAACAATTAAAGCATACAAAACAGGGCTTACAGATGTTTCATCATCGTACTTTTGCTCTGAAATAGATTTATTAACCCAATTAAAAGCAAGTTCAAGCCCAATACTTAGGCATATAGCTAAAGGGATAGATAAATAAGGGCTATCTAACTTCTCTAGTGACCAATGCACAAATCCAGTACTAGCTAATAACGCACTGCAAAACTGACAGAAAACCCAAACAGCCGTAAGGATATAGAAAACCTTTTTAAGTCGCTGTATCTTTGTTTTTGGTTGGAATTTACGTTTTTTTGCTTCGTGCTTTTTTTTGTTTACTCGTAAAGTTGTCTCTTTATTTACATCGTGGTGTGAAATGTTATCGCTCATCTTGTCAAGTTTTTAAATTATTAACTTTAATCGTCTAAGGTTTCTGTATTTAATGGTCTTTCAAAAGTTGGCAACAAAAAAGAATATATAAAAGCAAAGGGCAGTACAATAACTAAAACAATAGGAAGCAAAATACCCATAGTAATAGCTAGAATCTTATATTGCATATCTTCCATTTTGTCAAGTTTTTAATTATTATGAATAGTACTGAGTAGTTTATTCCGTAGGTTTAAGCGTTATTGTAACTTCATTGTTTCCATCATCTTTCCAATCGTAATGTTTTTGAAAAACAAAAGTCTTTCCATGTAAATCATGAAGCCCTCTAAGCATATGAAAGCTATCTAAAATCCCCTTTAGGTCTAATAAAAACAAATCTACATTGTCAGGATTCGTGGCGTTTACCATATCTGTAAATGTTTCAATCTTAAATTCTTTGTTCATTTTGTCAAGTTTTTGTATTAGGTAAAAACGTTAATTGCTTCATGTACCCACGATAAAGGCAGTTGTGTAAGTAGTATACTTCTTTTCTCGTTAGTTTTAATTCTGTTTTTATTTTAATTAGTTTTTCTTCTTTTTTATGGACAGTTATTAAAATAACACTCTTGAATTTAAAGATAATTAGGTCAGTAGTATCAGCTAAAGATAATGTGATGCTAATATCCTCATAGTTTCTTAATATGTCAAGCCCTAACTCTGTAACCTCTTTTGATTTTATTCTCCAAAACATATTTTTTGTCAAGTTTTAATAAAATTCTACTTAATATTTGTAATTATGCTATAAATGCGTAACTTTGTGTAACGCAAGGTAAGTAAAATATTACACTTGTGCAACAATGTGAAACATGAAAAGAGACAAAAGCATACATTTTAGGTGTAGTGATGAATTGAAAACCAATTTAGAAGGGTTAGCAAGCGACAAAGCGGAGAATGGACAAAAAGTAAGCCTTAGTGATTATGTGAATATTGCCCTTACAAAGCACGTTGAGAGTGAATACAATAAAGAAAATAAAGATTAAATAAATTTCATAACCGTAATTTATTGAGTAAAAAGGGCGGTTGACTGCTGCCCTTTTATAAAATGAACATGAGGCTAAATTGGCGAAGCGCACCGAAGTAAGTAGGTGAGATTGTAGGTTCGAGTCCTACCTAGTTCACAATAAAGAATCATGTTCAAAAGCCGTATTGGCAAAACGAATGGGTATTGAGGGGCTTAGCGGTATTCGCCCCTCTTTATAAAAAAAAGATAATGGGATTCACAAGCGCATTAACATTGTTATTTATAGGGTTAAAGCTAGGAGATGTTATTAATTGGGGATGGATAGCCGTTCTTTCGCCTCCTATCGTGTGGATTGTGTTATATACAATAGTTTTCATGTTTGTAAATAAAAGTAGATAATGACTAAAGAAGAAATAAAAACTTATGATAATTATGCAGGGCAAGCATTAAATGCGTTAATCTCTAAGTTGCCTTTAATAGATAGAGACGGAGAACTATCAAAAGGAATGAGCCAAGAAGACTTAAATCAAATACAAGTCGAAATGTGCGAATCTGCACACGCATATGCTTATTTTATGATGAATACAAGGAGCCAATCTTTGTTGAACACAACAAATGAATTAAAAATAAAAAAATAAAAGAATGAATAAAGGCCATTTACAAAAGACCCTTGAATGGGGTGCAGAATTAGGAGTAGAGATTGCAAAAGACTTAGAAGATAAGAAATTAAGCATAGTAGAGGCTATTGGCCTATGGGATAACGCACTTGGATTGATAGGCATAGTGAAGAACTTAAAAAGTGTTCCTCCTGAATGGGATGCCAATAAAGAGAACGAAGATTATATGAATGCCCTTGTTGATGGTGTTGCATCTAAATTAAAGGGAGTAGGTACAGAAATTGCAAGAGATTTAGTACTGCAAGGAATCAAAGCAGGAATAGAAATAGCTAAATTCGTGCAACTATGCGTAAAAGCGCATGAAGCCCGTAAAAAATAAAGCTTATCTAATTGGGGAATTAGATTCCAGTACCCACACAAAACAATATCAACAATTTAAACACGATTTTTGAGGGTGTGGGGCTGTTTTTAACTGGAAATGTCGTATATTAGAGGGTAAGCCCTCAATTCTTGCGATTTAAAATAATTTTCTAACTAAGCTAAGTTCGATATTATGAGGGCTTATTTGAATGGATGAGTGGCCGAGCGGTTAGGTAGTGGATTGCAACCCCACGCACGAAGGTTCGATTCCTTTCTCATTCTCTATAAAGGAGTTTCATTTTTACAAGTTTAATTAGGTTAATTGGATAGTGTAAGGCGGTAGTTCATAGGTCTACCGCCTTTTTAAATTTAAACAATGGCAAAAAAGAAACCCCTTGTAATAATAAAGCTCAATCAATTAGAAGCTTCTATACTTAATCGCCTAATTAAAGAAAATGCAGACGTAATCGAACACGGAGCAGAACAGGAACTAAGACCCTTATCCGCTATTGAAGATTTAGAAATAGATGTACTTAGTCATATTCACATACAACTAGCGACCCAAGCCGATAAGATGAACCCAGAAGAAATAGAAGTACTTTGGAAGGCTTACAATAAGGAGTACATTAAGGATTCAGAAGAAAGAGCAAAATTAAACTAATGACAACAAATTCAAGCATAAACGAGGTAGTAGCAGAAGTTAAGGAATTGCGGAATAATTACAATCAACTTGACACAAAAGAAAGGCAAAGCAAAATAGGTCGTGCGTTCTATAATGCAATAACTGCTAGAATCCAATGGATTAAAAAACAAGATAGCACTCCTTTTAAAAAACAAGATAGCACTCCTTTTAAAAAACGCTTTGAGCAAAGAAGGAGAAACGTAGGAAACTATAAAAAAGCCATAGATGAAGCAGACTAATCAACAGTACTTCGATAAGCAGCACAAAACATTGTTTAAAAAAGTACGTTCAAGTATAAGAAGGCTCAAAGATGTAAAGAAGCAAGATAAGAAAGTCCTAATCTTAGACGCATCAAAGGCTAACGGGGATTTAATGCACCATCTAGCAACTCCAAAGAGTTACAAAGATGTAAGTGATTACTTCGATACAATAAACGCTTATTTGAGGTCAGAATATGATTGCTATGATTCTTATCACAAAAAACCACCTTACAAAATAGGTCAAATGGAAAACCTAATGGAATATATAAGACAGGTTCACGTTAGGATGGATAGGATTGAAGAACTTAAAAGTAAAGTAGGGTTAGAAGATGCCAAGTAAAGGGAAAAATAAAAGCTTAACGCCAAATCAAAAGCAAGTCATAGGACAGGCTATTAAATTAGTTTGTGAACTTGCTTATGCGGTATCGTTAATTAAAGCATTGAATGAGCTTTACGAAGATCTACTAACAATAGAAGGTAAAGGTTTAAATTACACACCCGTTCCTTTAGAGAGAAGTTTAACCGTAATAGAATGGAAGAAATAATAGAGGCAATAAAAGAGATAATAGACACACACGAAGCCAATTTAATTCTTTCTGACTTGACAGACAAACAGAAGATACAAAATAGTGAACATTTGATAAACCATATTAAACAAATGGTAAACTTAATAAAGTAGGATTATGATAAAGGCAATGTTTCATAGGTTAATGATTTTAGTTGTAACGATATTTTTAGTTCCTTTTAGTTGGGGGGCATTTCTCATAAGTCCTTTTGTGTGGCTTGCTATTGGAAAGTTTCAACCTCTAAACTATATATTTGATGTTCATTATAACGTATGTACAAACTTAAATAAAAAAGCTAATGCCACCACCCGAACCCCAACCAAGAAAGCAATTAAGATTTGAATACTCTGAATGGAGAGAATAAATATTAAAGATTATGAGTTGTAATTGCCCAGATATAGATATTGAAGATTACCCAAATGAATGCCCTATTGAATTGATACCGATGTCATCAGTAAAGTTATACCCAAAGCGAATGACAGCTATGGATAACTTAAATAATTACTTAGGGCAATGGGAATATCAAGAAGAATATCAAATAGTGAAGATAACCAAAGACCCTTTTACAATCGTTGAGAATTTTAACGAAAAGACAGGAGATTGTAATTTTTTAAGGTGTGACTCTCTTGATGGAATAAGAACTAAAGTTGTTGGATGGGTAAAAATTCCAAGAGAATGGCAACTTCAAATGAAACTAATGTTAGGGCTGATTTAAACAATAAAGATGACAGTCGAAGAGTTAAAAAAAAGAATAAGCAAGGAAAAGTATGATAACATCCCTGCTAATTTAGCAGCGTTACAGGCTATCCAAGTGATATTGCAACCAAGTGATAGCCATATAGGGAAGTTGGGAGTGATTAAGGAGTATTTGAAGTTAATGGACGATACAATGAAATAAAGATGGAAGCAGCTATATTGAGTTACTTATGTGCAGTTGGGGTTTATGTTAATTTAAAGTGGCTTTATGTGAAGTTAAATAAAAAACCTATAACAGCATTGTCCGTTGCTAAACTACTAAGAGATTTAGATAGTGATAAGGTAGATTTAGTGGCTTTTGATTGGACAGGACATAAGCACTATACAAACTTTAGAGTAGACATTGCAGGTAAAAAATGTACATGGTTGCATATTCAAGTTCACTTCTCAGTTGAAGACAAAACAGAAGTAGCACAAGTGAAAGAGACACTAAGAAAATTTAAGCCATATATAGATTATTCAACATTACTAGAGAAAGATGGCAGATAAGAAACTAACAGAACAACAAAAGGTGTTTTGCCACGAATACATCCTTAATTGGAATAAAGCGGATGCTGCAAGAAAAGCAGGGTATAGTGAAAATAGCGCAAAGGAGCAGGGGTATAGATTACTCACTTATGCTCACATTCAAGATTATCTAAAAGAAATACAAGACGACTTACAAAAGATAGCTTGCATTAGCCGCTTACAGGTGCTTTTAAAGCTTCAAGAGATAATGGAGGATAGTAACTATGAGGACGTAACAGTTAAGGATAAAATAAAGGCTATTGAAGTTATCAATAAAATGCTAGGCTATAACGAGGCCGAAAAGAAAGACGTTACAAGCGGAGGTAAACCAATTGAAGGAATAGGGCTTATTGAATGGGTAGATTAAACTAAAGGATAATGAAAAGATATGCAACTTTAAATGTCAAGCAGCCACAGAAACAATTAATTATTTGCAAAGGCAGAGGTATGGGAAGAAATCACTTAATGCAAGCGCAAATAGAAGCAATTAGGGCTTCGGGAAAATCAGTATTAGTTGTAAGACCAACAAAAAAAGCAAAGGAGTTAAAAGGTGTGAATAAGCAAATAAATGTCACGAATTACATGGAATGGCTAGAGCAGCAGCAAAAATAAAGAAAAAGTATAAACCACTATACACTACTGATAAACGTTACCTAATTCTAACAGGTGGGCGAGGTAGTGGGAAAACTCACGCCGTACAAGACCTACTCATTAGGCTAATGGAAGATGTTGGTCAAGGGATTCTTTACACTCGATATACAATGAAAAGCGTAAAGGACACAATTATTCCTCTATTTCTTAAATACATCGACACAATAGGAGATTCCAGAAACTACCACACAACAGCTACAAAGGTTATCAACAAAAGAACAGGCTCGTTTATAATGTTCTCAGGGATTAAGGTTTCATCCAAAGACCAAACAGGTAACTTAAAGTCATTGCCAAACATTAATACATGGGTAGTAGAAGAGGCCGAGGATTACAATAGAGCGCAAAGCTTCACAGATATAGACGATTCGATAAGAGATAAGGATAAAACAAATAAAATCATCCTTATTTTGAACCCTACCACTAGACACCATTTCATATACAAACGATTCTTTGAGGGACACCATGAAAAAGTACTAATAGAAAACGGTGCCGAATGGGTCAATGAAGATGGAGAAGTCCAACACTCTACCTACCAAAAATCAACACACCCAGAAGTTGAGCATATCCACACAACATACTATGACAATTTAGAACATCTCAACGAGGATAAAGTTAAGCAATGGGAGTCAATAAAAGAAACCGACCCCGAAACATGGACTAACAAATACGGTGGTTCATGGATAGACATGCCAAAAGGTGCGGTATTTAAAAAAGTTAACTGGATTGAAGAATTTCCTTCACATATTACCCGTATTAGTTGGGGGATGGATTTTGGATTTGAAAATGACCCTACCACATTAATTAAGTGCGGAACGGCAGATGGACAACTTTTTGCTGAAATGTTCGTATATGAGAAAGGGCTTATAGCTAGCAATGTAGACAACAAGACTACTAAGAATATTAATGATAAATTGATAGGCATAGGATTCAACCGAAAGCATAAAATAATAGCTGATTCATCGCACCCTATAACGATTAAGACATTAAGGCTATTAAAATGGGATATTAAAAAGGCAAAAAAAGGTCAAGGAAGCGTTGTAAGTGGTATAGATGCGATAAAAACATACGGTAAATTGAATATAGTTTACTGTAAAGAGTGGAATGAGGAACAATATTCGTATATTTGGGATAAGAATAGAAATTCAGAAAACCTAAGCAATAACCCACAAAAAGGGAATGACCACCTTTGGGATGCTTTACGATACGGCATTCAAGGTCTGAGAAGGTCAACAGCTAGGACAACAGTAAGATAATGGGATTGAAACCAACAGAATTAAAAGCGGTTACTTGGACGAAAATTGAACAAAGAGATGTATTTCTTTTTGAGCCAATGAGGGAAATGACAAAAGAGGAGATAAAAAAAAAGATAGAAGAAGAACAGAAACATTGGAACGCACCAATAGAACTACCTAAACGATGAGTAAACCATTAAAGGATTCATATAGGCTGAATGAAGCTTTGGAGCTAATGAAAAGCCCTGAGTGGGAAACTATCGCAGTTGGTGAGGATTTTAATGAGCCAATAGAAATGACTGAGGAAGAAAGCGAAGAGTTTATTACAAGGTTTACAGAAATGAGTAAGGAGATGGAAGAAAAGGTAAACGAAATAGACAAAGCTTTTTTAGATTTCACGGGCGTAGAGGATAAAAAAAAATAGTTCGATAAGCTCAAGTCTAGTAAGAGCTGCCAGTTCGGTCTGGTGGATTGTGGGGGCAGAACCTACTCGGACAGCAATAAATACAAGGAAGGTGAAGCAGCTACATGGAGTAGCGACTAGTTTTGAAAACTAGGTTTGGTTCGCCAACGGAGTTCGATTCTTCCTCCTTCCTCAATTAAGAACTAGAAGTAAGGCCGAAGGGTGGAGGCTAACGGAAAAGATTAAAGCGGATCGTTACCGTGATTTTAAGTATCTAGAAGGCTTAAGTATGAATCAAACAGTCAGTTCGAGTCTGACTACTTCGAGAATAAATGCAAGATAGCTCAGGGGTGGAGCAAACGTAAACTTTGCGTTAAACGTAAACGGAAAGAGCGTAGGTCATAAGGTTCAAGTCCTTATTCTCGCACTAAAGCATACATCAAGAGGACAAAGCAATAACGGGTCAAACTCGGCAGAATCTTGATAGAAGATAGGAAGCAAAAAAAAACCGCAACTATCTATAATGAATATTAGTAAGTCAAAAAAAAATAACTGACTAACAAATGGCATACGTATTATCAGCAACCGTATTAGTAGCAGGAACAGAAGCACAGGCAGCCGCATTATTGGCAGCCTATAAGCATTTGGACTCATTATCTACGCCTGTTACGGAAGCTACAATAAGAGCAGATTTAGAGACAAGTCAAGTACAGCCATTCACAAATGATGGTTGGACTAATTTTGTACGTCAAATGTCTAATTTACCTTTAGATGATAGTTCCCTTACTGCTGCACAAGCAAGTATAGTGAATACATTTAGAGCGGTTGTGTCTCCTGACCCTGCATTGGATTGTTGTGGTTTAATCCATCCAACAACCTTTACGGCTACGGCACTAAAGAGAACAGGAACAGGAGGAACGTATGAGCATCAGCTAACTATTAAAATAGCAGACAATACAGATTGTGATATAGTTTACTGTTCTCCATTAATAACCCCAACAGGGGGCGCACCTACTTTAACTTCATTAAATCCCCCAACTTGTACTTTTTTAAAGTGTGAGGGTGGCTTTAGGTTGTATAGAAATTACTGGCTAACGTTTGGAAGTAATCCAACAGGTGGCGTTTACGATGTAAAACTAGACTTTTACGATGCTGATAGTGTTATAATACTTCCTGCTGTTACGATATTAGGAAGTTTAACAATGCCTTAGAATAAAGAAAAAGTTATTTAGATATGAATATTTAGCCGAAAAAAGCAACTGAAACTAAATTAATTTATAATCTAAAAATAAGACGTTATGGGATGCAAATGTCCAATACCAACGGTAATGCCAACAGTAGATCCTACTGTATGTGAGTTTGACATCAAAGAAGTATGGAGGTTGTGGCCTGTTAGGTCAGGAGAAGTTATTTGGGATTTAGTAGGGCCATTAGGGGCTGCAAATGTTCCTGCTGCAATTATAGGTGATGTTGTTGAAGATTCGGCAGGATGGACCACATTAAGAGCAGCGGTTGATAGCACTAAAGTTCTTATTCTTCCAAACTTCGCTAGTGACGTAACATTAGCACCAGGTGCTGAACAGTCAACAATTAGGTTAAGCAACAGAAAAAAACACCAAGGATTAGACCCTTCTGAGTTTGTTGCTTTCTACGAAGGATTAACAGCGGCACAAGAGGCAGGAATAAGTGATTTAAAATGTGAGGATGTAGAGGTGTTTATGATAATGTACGATAAAGGCATAATTGGTCAAACTGATAATGTAGCAACGCCTACGACCTTTAAGGGTATATCCCTAGCAAGTGCGATGGTTTTATTTGGACGTGGGATTACAGGCTTTAACGAAAGTGATAAGAATCAATTAAACTTTCAATTACCCGCTGATTGGTCACACACAATGCATAAAATTACGCCTAATTTTAATACTTTAACATTCTAAAATGGATAGTATAGTAAGGTTGAAAAACAGAAAAACGGGGGAAGATAAAGGCATAACTTTTGAACACGCCCAGAATATACTAAGAATAGACAAATACAATGACTTTGAAATTGCAGATAAAAAGAAATTCCAATTCATAAACAATGAACTTATCAAGCGACCAAGCCCTAAAGTTAGCAAAAGAGCCGCCAAACCGAAGGGAGATAATCAAGGGGGAGAAGTATCAGAGTAGGCTAAGGCTTTGGACTGTGCCGTATGATAGGGAGTCAATTTCTAATCAATCAGCATGGAATGAGTTGTTGAACGGGTTAGAGGGTAAATTAAGTGCAGATAAGTATTCTGCGATTATGAAATACCCTGTTTATCCGTTACCTATTGTGAATATCAGTAACGATATAGCATTGGACTTGTATAAGGTTTTTGATGCTCGTAACTCTGTATTTAGTGTTGATTATCCACACGATAGATTCAAGGAGGTAGGCGATGTTATGCTTACTGATATGAATGTTAGAGGGTGGATTGAAAAGGTTGGTAAGGAAGTATTAAAGTGCGCACCTAATACCGTTGTTATCCTTGATAAAGACGACAAAGGCGACATTCTTTTATTAAACGTTCCTAATGAAAAAGTCTTAGGGTACAAGTTTAATAAGAAAGGGGAATTTGATGTTATTGTTTTTGAGCATTCAAGTGGTAAAGATGCAAACGGTAATGCTTGGCAAAAGATAGGAGTTTATGATTCTGAGAATTACAGGGTTATATTAAAGGATTCAACAGGCGGTTACTCTATAGATTTAGAGGTAACTCATACCTTAGGTAGTTGTCCTGCAAAGTTCTTTTATAATAAGCCTTTGATTAACGAGCAGGAGTTTAATAGGTCTATTCCTTTTAGTTCAGTTCGTGGGAATATGGAGCAATGGACAATTTTTGACCTGTTCCAATATTATCAAAAGCACTTTGCTAGTTTCCAAGTGGTACAGTATGCTGATTCGGGGTGTGATAATGATGGCTGCAATGATGGTACTATTTACATTGACCCTGTTATGAATAATGACAATGTAGTTACAAAAGCAGGGTATAATACAGAATGTTCAACTTGTGCAAAAAATGCACTAGTTGCTCCTGGTACTGCACTGGGAATTGTCGTTGGAACAGATAAAGACGATCAAGACACAAGAGGGGTGTTTTCTTTTATCGCACCAGAAATGGAACCACTTAAATACATAGACGATTCACAGCGAGCGATTGAAAGCAACATAAAGGAAAACACAGTAGGCTATTCAGATTCAATTACAAGCGATGCAATAAACGAAACGCAAGTAAAGGCCTTAGTCGAAAGCAGAAAGAAACCTTTACTAGATATTAAGCAGTATCTAGAAGAGTTACATAAATGGATCATAGAAAGTTCTTTTAAACTGGTTTATGATGTTGATGTAAAGTCGAATGCGAATTATGGTACTGAATGGTTTATACTTAGTGTAGATGATTTACTAAATATAATCAAATCTGCAAAAGAAGCAGGGGCGCAAAGTACTTATATTGAGCAATTAAATAGACAGGTAATAGAAACGGAGTACAAAGGTAATCCCAATCTATCTAAGAGAATGCTTATAGCTGCCGATTTAGAGCCTAATGCTTTTGATTCACAGCAAGAGTCAAGGGATAAGTTCAAAGAAGGTATGATGTCACGTGAGGACTATTATATAAAGTCTAATTTTACGGACTTGTTAGCACAGTTCGAACGAGACAACGGAAGTATAGTTATGTTTGGTAGTGACTTAGATTATAGCAAAAAGATAGAAAGAATAAAAGAGAATTTAACATTTTATACAAGTAAAAAACTAGAAGAAGATGGGCAAAAAAGCGACAATAACCCCCAACAAACTGACACAAGCAATACAGGAGTTGAAGGGAATCGTAACTAATGAAATAGACTTTCTTATTAACGAAGGAGAGGCTATGGAGTTTGTTTATATAGGTATCAAAACAAAAGATTCTCCAGATGGAATGAGCAAAATACACGGTTCAACTAAACTTTTTGCTCCTGTAGATATGAATGCTAGGATGGTGAAAGACATTCCTTTATTTAAAGGGTTGTTTAATGGTATGTATAACAAAGTAATTATGTTACATGATCCATCACTACCTGCAACACCTCTAAAGAAGGAAGAAAAGAAAGCTAAAGGGTTAAGCCCAACGCATAAAGCTAAGGTTAAAGAAATGATAGAGGAAGGGAAAGGTACAATACAGATAGCAGAAGCTTTAAATGTATCTACAGAAAGAATAGAAGCATATTTAGGATTATAAACATTTAACTAAAATAACATAGGGAGTTATGGGAAACGAAGAAGCAATAGAAGGAGTAAAAGAGGTATCAGTATCGGATCAAATAGATAAGCTTAAAGATACACCAGAGTTCGCAGCAATTTTAAATCAACACGGTAAGGCATACCATGAATTAAAAGCGGATGAAACTGCAGCATCATTTATGGGTAAAGCTTATAACAATGTAGACGTTGCATATATGGACGAATTAGGACTAACAGAGAAGCCAAAAGGGAAAACGGCTGACATAGTTAGGCAAATCGCCAAAGAAAATAAAGCCTTAAAAGCCAAGTTGGAAGCGGCAAAACCTAAAGAGGACACGCAGAACGCAGAAAAAGAGAAGTTGCACAATTCTCAATTATCAGCAATGCAGTTGCAGATAGAGGAATTACAGAAAGTAAATCAAACCTTAGAGGTGGCAGGGAAACACCAAAAGGCTAAAAATAGTTTAGCTAGTGGATTAATCGGAGTAGAGTTTAACCCTAATTTAGGAACAAACCTACTAGATGAAACTAAAGCAAACAGAATAAATAATGCTGTTCAAAACTCTAAGGAGATTGATGGTAAAATTGTTTTCTATAAGAATGATGGAGATCCTTATACTAATTTAAACGGCTTACCTATGAGTGCAGAAGAGGTAGGACATGAATTATTTAAGGATATTCTATTTGTTAAGAAAGCAGGAGGAGGAGCAAACAATGAGGATAAACCAACTATTAAGGGTGATATAGTTGTTTTACAAAATCCTCAAAATTTTAATACATTTGTAGAGTTCAATACTGAATTTGCAAAGGCCATGCGAGCAAAAGGGCTGACTCGTAAGGATGATAAATATTATGAACTTCAAAGGGCAACAATGAACCACTATAAACTAAGCGGTTTACCTTCGGAGTAAAACACAATTACAATGGCTACTACAGCAACGAATTTAGACAATATAAAAGTAAGATACCCGTCAATGATTGACAAATATGATAATCGTTTAGGTGATTATGGTTTGTTAAGAAAAGCGAATGAATATAGTAACAGCTCTATGGGAATTGTTACAAGTGATTTAAAAGCAAAAGCAATGAACTCTTGGGGTCGTACTCTCGACATTCCAACAATGGCACCAAATGGAGGTACTTTGACTTCTGGCCTTGTTTGTACTCCTGGGGATACTGTTGCAATTAGTTCTTTTGTAAATGTTACATGGGTGTCAGTTTCAGGCAGTTGGTTTATGGAACCTTCTTTGAATGACCAAAATGAGATTAATTACTTGCAAATGTGGTTGAATCATTACCACGCTACAATGGACTTAATTTACAATAGTGTAGATTCTACTATTAATACAGGTTTAGTTGCTGCTTTAGCAATTCAAGCTGAATATAGTTCTTCTTATATTGGTGCAGGTAAATATGGAGCTTTAACGGCAAACCGTATTGATGCATCTTTGGCGCAACGTCCAATGTTTTTGAATGACTTAACATCTATTCAAAAAGCTGATGATATTTTTGGCCGTCAGGATATTATAGGATCTACTAATATGGAGTCTATTATTAGAGACTTAGGAGCGCAAGGTGCAGGGAATGATACAAACGATGCTTATCAATTAGGTTTGTTTGACTTCTCATTCACTAATAACGTAGCGGTGGGTGCTGCTTCGGATGCTACAGGGTTTGTAGTTCCTAAAGGTGCTTTTGGTATCGTTTACCGTAATCATCCTGATTGTGCTGCTGGTCGTTCTACTACTAGTGGAAAACAATACAGTACAGTTTTTGATCCTGTTTTTGGAACTAATTTAGATGTAACATTCCAATCTCTTTGCGCTGATAACAATGTAAAAAGTGCGAACGCTTTAGATGTTGCAGTAGTTAGAGAGATTCACCAAGTAAATGTAAATTTTGGTATCATAACACCTTCTAATTCTTTTGGAGTAGGTGCGTCAGATGCAAAAGGTGGTGTTATTCGTGCTTTTAATTTCCAGACAGCATAAAAGAGGCTTTTTCTGGTTAAATATTCGAGGGGTTGCGCTACGGTTGCGCCCCTCATTTAAAATATAACAATGGCATACGACAATTCACTTATTACAGAGCTTAGGGATGTTGTAGGATGGGATGATTACCAAGATACGGGGCAAATTGCTTCACTTGGCGCACCATACAATACAACGGATAGTGGCCAGTACTTCCAACAGTTCAATAGTGCGGTTAGGCTTGATAATATATTAGCTTGCTTACCTGTTCATTCTACGTTGGCAGATATAGATAAACTAAAGGCTTATCTTACTAAGACTGAAACTACTGCAATAAATGGCGTGTTAAATGACATTGAAGTAAAGAAGCAAATAGGGAATCAAGGACAGGATTTAATTAGTAGTAAAATTATCTTTAATGTAGGGCATAAAGTATCTACACAAACTAATCAATCATACTTTTGTGGTGTTATGTTTGAGGTTAAGGATAGCGTAGGAATTAGGGCAACTATTAACAGAATAGGAATGTACCTAACTGCTGCTGTTACTGATTTAGATCTTTATTTATTCCACTCTAGTAAGGAAGCGGTAGTACAGCAATTTGCATTTACAAGTGCTATCACTAATTCTTTTGCGTGGAATGAGATTGAGCGAGTGTTGGATTTTGATGATGGCGTAAATAGTGGAGGCTGCTTTTATCTTGGGTATTATCAGGATGATTTGGCAACGGCCACAACTGCTGCAATTAGCTACAATGCTATGAACTTTACAGATGGATATTGTGGTTCGTGTGGTTCTGTTAGTGCTACTGATTCAAACGCTTACAAGGCTATTAGAGATAAGGTAATAATGCAAGGGTTTTATGTTCCTTCTGCTAGTTTACCAGCAAGTAAAACAGAACGATTTGACAATGATGTTGTAATCAAAACGAATACGAATAATTGGGGGCTTAACTTCCATGTATCGGTAGCTTGTAATTTAACATCATTCTGGAAGGCCAACAAACTGACACTAAAAAAAGTGATTGGTTTAAGTGTGGCTATTCAGGTGCTTAGTGATATGAAAGCTAGCAATGAAATAAACAACGTATCTGAGCATTTAAAAGTCATGATTATTCGAGACTTAGAAGGGGCAAGCGATACAGGACTAAAGCCTCTTTGGTTGCTTCGTAAAATGGCTATCAATGCTTTAGTTTTAGATGAAGGCAGTATAGGGAAGGATTGCCTACCATGTGCAAGGAAACCTAAAACTAATTACGGGGCTATTGGACGTTAAACTAAAAGTATAGTTATGGGATTGAACCAATCATTTAAAAGAATGTTGCGAGACTTAGAAAAGTCTATTAATCCATCTATCAAAAAAGCGGTTAATGATAATAACCAAGTATTAGAAGTTCAACAAACACAAGGGCAATTTGATAAGGGTAAGGATTCTTTAAACATTAGTTTTATTCCTAGCTATGCAGACAGTACAAGGCGATACAAGAAAGCGAACGGACAGCCAACGAATAGAGTTACTTTGAAAGATTCGGGGGATTTGTACAGAAACCTAGCAGTAAAAGGAACGGCTACTCAAATTGTTATTGCTCCAAATGTTGAACACTTTGGCTTTTTAGTTGACCACTACAAGAACAATCAGATACTAGGTATTCAACCTAAAGCAATGGAGGACTTTACGGATAAGTATATTTGTAAAGAGATAGTAGAAAACTTTAATAAGATAATTAGTAAATGAGTACACAAAACCCAACTATACCAACAGCTACTAATCTAAAGGGAATAGATGCAACCATCTACGATATACAAACAAGCTTAGATTTGTCTTTATCGTGGCTTACTAATGGGATGGGTAGAGCTTACAAGCTTACAAAGGTTAAAGGTAAAGATTCAACTGTTTTTCTTCCAGAGGTCTTTCTTGCAGGGAATCACTCTAAATACTTTCCAGCCACTCCCGACAATGACAAAAAAGGTCAATCAATTTTTGTATTAGGGAATGAAACTTATCTTAATTATAGAGTTGGAAGGTATGGCCAAAAGGATTATGAACTATCTATAATCTTTAGTATCAACTTAAAGCTAATAGACCCTACACTCCTACTTACCGAAGATTTTGCAAGACATCAAATAATGGAAGCTGAAGAAGCTTTGACACGTGGACTACTTGGTAAAGCTTATAGGCTAGTTATAGATAATTGTGTAACTGAATTTGATGATGTTTATAGTGGGTTTGATGTGTCTAAAGAACAAGGTGCTAGTTTAGTTCCTATGTCTTATTTTAGGTTTAATTGCACGGTAACACTAGACGAAGACTGTCAAGGTGTTTCTTTAGATAGATGCGGTGCTATACTTCAAAATTTAAGCCAGTCAGATATATGTAGTTGTATTATTCCTAGTTTAGACTTTAGCGAATCGGGCGAGGATAAAGATTGTTTGAGTCCACAGCAGATTGCAGACATTACTAATAGCATGGGGTTTTGTTCTACTAGATACGCAGGTAGCGATGGTTATACAGACTTGTATGATTTAAGCGTAGGGGATAAGTCAATCTCTGCATGGATTAATATAGGGTTTTTGCAGTCTCAATATTTATGCGCTAGCCTAAGGACAGGGAGTCATGGGCTTACTATTTTCCTAAACTCAGACGGGACTATTGGTATCGGTTGGACTGCCGCAGCTAATGTGGTTAGAACTAATATTATAGATGCTTTAGTCTCTAATACATGGGTGAATGTAATTTCTACATTTAAAAACACCACAGGTACTATTTACATAAATGGAGTTTCAAAAAAGACTGGTAGTCTTGGAGGCGTTGAACAAGCGGCATTAAGTCGGTTAAAAATAGGCAGTAGATGGTCAGGAACAAATACAGGGAGTATACAGCCCTTTGTTGGAGGTGTTCGCAATTTCGCAATATTCGATAAAGAATTAACTTCTGCGGAGGCTACTGCTGTTTTTGATTTAGGATTAACTACAGAAGACTACTCTTCCATAAGCAACATAAAAAACCATTACATCTTAAAGACTCTAAACCCCATAGATGAAGAGGGTTTAAATAATGGGGTTTCTGTAAATCAAAAGGTAGAAGATATTTTGTGTGAGCTATAGCCAATTGAACTATGAAAGAATTAATATTTGAGTTTGGGGTTTTCTATTTTATGGTTTGGTGGGTAATGTCTATTCTTTACACGGACAGCGTAAGGATTCATGCACGACTTGAAACCTTTAGTGATTGGATAGGTGCAACTACTAAAAATGGTTGGTTCTTCCGAGAACTAGGAGCTTGTAAGTTTTGCATAGAAAGCCATACAGCTACTTTAATAGCAATAGGGTATTACTCTTATTTGGATTATTATTTACTAAGTCCTGAGTGGTACATCTTAATTTGGGGCTTCTTCTTCGCTTCAATTAATTCATGGTTAAGAACATTTTTACAATAAAACTTGATAGATGCACGTAGTCAAATTTAAGCAACCAAAAGCAAAGCAAAAGAAAAAGTTATTAGATAGGATTAAGCATTTCTTTAAGCATCCTTTAGAGTCTTTTTATACTCATAGCGTGGTGTTTTATGATAGTGCTGAAACCCTACCATATAGGCGTTATCACAAGTTTAATAAGTTCTTTATGATAGCTAGTGAGGTGGGTTGTTCTGTTGGGGATTACGATAAGAGAATGCAAAGGGCAATTAGTTATGTGAATACTAAAGACTTTAAATCAGCAGGAAAAGAACTAACGAATCAACGGCAATGCGTACATCATGCTTTAGAAGAATACAGCCCTAAAGGGATGGCTTTAGCTGTTACGGTTTACAGTATTAATGGGGCCGTTTGTGATAAGTACCAAGACGATGATTTAAACTTGATACTAGATAAGCTTGATGAAATAGGCTTTACTAAGTTAATGGCAGATACTGCGATTGAAACGGTAAAAAAAAAATAGAATTTGAATTAGAAACCTATCATGCGTCACATTTTAGGGGGAATATGAGTTATAACCTAGCAAGAATTAGGAGGAGTGATTCAATTTTTGATAGAATACTAGGCACGGCAGACGAAGCGGATACTTTAGAGTTTGAGAATGAAATGATGCGTTTGTCTATTCCTCAAAATTGGAATGTATTTATCAAGGGCAATGCTGAATTGAAAATGAGTAACGGGTTTGAAGAGTTTATGTTCCTTGTCTCTGAACATACAAATGAGGACTTAGATAAGATTTCTTTATTAAGGTTTTACAACCTGTTAGATTATATTAAAAGTAAGCAATAAATTTTTTTTACAATGGCTGATTTCTTTATAGATTATAACGACCTTATTAGGGATGATGGAACATTCCAAAAGCTAGATAAGGAGATTGATAAGCTTGAGAAAAGGCTCAAAGAATTAGCTAAAGTTCAAAAGAAAGCTTTTGAGGGTGTCGCTCCTGATGACATTGCAGGGATTGAGAAGATGGAAAAAGCAGCTAATGAGTTGTTAAAGTCTGAGAAGGAGCTAGTCAAGCAAAGAAAGATTAACAACAAGGTTAAGAAAAAAACTATTGACTTAACTAATGAGGAATTAGTCCAACGTGAAGCTGAAAAGATTAAGCAGCGTGAACGAATCCAACGGGCAAAGCAAGAAGCTATAATTCTAAAGGAAGAAAAGAACAACATTGCTAGTCTTAGGGCGCAATTGTCACTTGCTACATTGGACTGGAAAAAGTTCACAGCAGCAGAACTAAAGAATACTAAAGCAGGAAAGGCAGCCGTAAAGAATAAAAGGAACTTAACAAAGGAACTTAAAAAGCTTGAAAAGGCAACTGGAGACAACCGCAGAAATGTAGGAAACTATACAAGTGCTTTACAAGGGTTGAATGGTGTTATGGTCGGGTTTGGTGGTAACATTGGATTCACATTAGGTGCTTTAAAGTCATTAGGTGGAGTGCTAAAAGCGGTAGCACTAGGATTTAAAACGCTAAGAGGTGCTTTAATTAGTACAGGAATAGGTGCTATTGTAGTTGCATTTGGCGCATTGGTTACGTTCCTTACTAAAACACAAAGAGGATTAGACTTTGTTAATCGTGCTTTTGCTGCGGTTACTACCACTATTGATGTAATTATTGATAGAATTAGTAAGTTTGGTGAGGCAATAGGATTAGCTTTTCAGGGTAAATTTGCAGAGGCAGCGGATAAGTTTAAAGAAAGTGTAAGCGGTGTAGGTGACGAAATTGTAAGAGAAGCAAATGCAGCCGTACAGCTTGAAAAAGACTTACAAAAGTTAGAGAAGCAAGAAATAAAACTTATCACAGTCAACGCTAAAAAAGCTAGGCAAATAGCAGAACTTGAAAGGCTAGCAGAAGAGAATAAAAATAATGATAAAAAGCGAGCTAAAGAGCAGCTAGAAAGTGCTATTAAACTACAATCAGAAATATCAGACAATGAAGTAAGGGTAGCAAAAGAAAGGGCTAGAATTGCCAATGCTCAATTAGCTTTATCAGAGTCTACTAATGACGAAATAAGAGCAGCAGCAGAACTGACAGCAGATATTGAACGAGCAGAGAAAGCAAGAGAGGATAGAATAAGAGGACTTACAAGGAAATTAAACAGCCTTACAGGGGTTCAAAAAGATAATACAAAAGAGATAGATGCCAATACCAAAGCAGCCGAAAAAAATGCAGAGTTAAGATTGAAAGCTTTGGATTCTTTAATTAAGCAAGTAGGTCAATTAGAAGCAAAAGGCAAAGTAGATTTAAAAGCCCGTTCTTTAGCTTTAGAAACTCAAAGATTCAATGAGGAACAGTCATTAAGAATATCTCAATATACAGAATTAAGGACATTAACGGAAACACAAAATGGAGATATTCAGCAAGTTGATGACCTAAATAATAGAGCCTTAGAAGCGCAAAAGGACATACACAAAAATAACTTACTAAAAATAGAAACGGATTATGCTGCTAAGTCTATAAAGATTGAACAGGATAGAGTGAAAGGAATAACAGCGACAGTAAGAGAAGCACAGGACTTAATAAAAGAACAGAGTGCCAAAGATATAGATTTATTTGCAGAGGACTTAAAGAAAAAACAGGCTTTAGTGGCCGAAGCGGATGCAGAAGCAAGGACAAAAGAACAGGCAGCACAACAGGAACGCAAAGATAGTAATCAAAAGCTACTAAAGGACGTACAAGAAAACGCTAAAAAAGTTTCTGCAATAATAGTAGACCTATTTAACAAGCAGTCAGAACTCGCAGCGCAAAGGGTAACGGATCAAGAAGCTAACTTATCAAGAGAAGAGGAAAGGGCAGCGAAGGGTTATGATAACCAAGTAGCCTTTGAAAAGAAAGCTTTAGCAGATAGGCAAGCGGAACAAGTTAAAGCAGCGGAAACGGCAAAGAATATAGCTAAGGCAGCGGTTTTGATTAACCTAGTCAGTGCTTATGCTGCAAATGGAGATAAGAACGCTTTAACGAGTGGCCTTCGTGACTTTGGATTGTTACAAGCAGCGGAAGCAGCCTTTGGAGGTTTTGAGGAAGGTGGATATACAGGAGAACAGGGAATTAGTGATATTGCGGGTGTTGTTCATGGCCAAGAATATGTAGTAACGGCAAGTGATACTGAAAAGTTTGGTCTTCGTGGTAAGGCTGGTAGTGACTTTGGTGAAGCTATGGGGGATTATTTCAATCCTCAAACGCCACTAAGTACAAATCCATACAAAGCACAAAGCGAAGCATTCAAAAAGAGTGTGACTGTTAAGCAAAATAATGAGGTTTTAACTGAGTTGAAAGGTATTAAGAAGCAGTTAGCTAGTCAGCCTAATTATAGCAGTCAGATAGTGGAGGTAGAAAAGCAAATGTTTGAACGGGTGCTAAGGATTAACAAACAGAATATGACTACTATTCGTAGGGAGATATTAAGAGCAGCTAAGAAATAGTTATTAGGCCCCGTTGGCCAATACGCATTGGGCCCGTTGGCCCACAACATTAGGCCCCGTTGGCCAATACGCATTGGGCCCGTTGGCCCACGTATCAATAATAACAATAACAATGGCAAATTCTAGGCATTATTATAAAGAGCAACAGATAGAAGAACCCGAAGGATGGCAAGGAATAGAGGTAACTATTACCTTTGGCGATGGTCGTACTGAAATTTCTATCAACAAAGATAACCTAGTATTTAAAGGTGACGATGCAAAAAAGATAATAGACGACTTCGACAATAACGGCTATTTTGAGGGTAGAGAATACAGGATAGAGATAGGGGAATTATTAGACCCTGCCCTTACCTTTAATGGCATTTTAAACCCTTCAAAGAATCCTATCTTTATAGATTGCAACCAAATTCAAATCCCACTTGAAAGAAAGCAGGGGAATGATTGGTTACTGGAAAGTGCTGAAAGTATTAGTTATAGGTTTTTGGCTGATTCTAGCTATAATGATAGAGGTAGCATTTCGGATTCGGATTATGTAAGAGTGCCGTATATTATCAATTATATTCCAGATGGTATGCAATTGCTGTTTTTAGCAATATCAACCTTTATGCTAACTAAGGAATTAGTTGAGAGTGTAAAGTCTATTGCTACACAGGTTGTTGACTTGGTGAAACAAGTAGTTCCGAACGTGGGTACAAGTGTTGGACTAGGTGCAGGGGTTGTTACTTCGTGGAGTATAGGGCAGGTAGTAGGTGCTATAATCAATCTAGCTGTTACCGTAGCTTATGCCGTTGGTATGATAGTAGGATTAGTGGAGCTCACAAAACAAATAATAGAACAACTAGCTCCTGTTAAGCGTTTCCATTTAGGAATGAGCATAAAAAGCTTAGTAGTCAAATCTTGTGAATACTTAGGACTAGAATACAAAAGCACTTTGCTTGATGCCTTAGATACGAGTGCTGAAAGTTGGACTATTATCCCTAAAAAGTTTCACAAAGGGGGCATACCTCCAACTGGATTGTTATTTGCAGAATTTAAAGAGACAGGAGTACCTGACAGTGGTGATGGTATAGATAACTTTGGCCAACTTTTAGGAGTATTAAAGCGTACCTTCAATGCTGATTTTATTATTGAAAATGATGTTTTTCAGTTTGAGCGGTGGGATTATTGGAAGGACAAAGGAACTTATACAATACCAAGCACTTTTATTGACCAGGACAATTATAGAAACCCACACAAAAAGAATACTGATAGCCTAAAATCTAATTATGTTATAGGCTGGGAAACTGACATAGAGGATAAAAATACACTCGACAATAAAAACGGCTTAGTTTACCAAGTAATTACCACACAAAAAGCAATAGCTAATCCCGACTTATCCACATTAAAAGGATTAGAAAACGTGAACGTTCCTTTTAGTATGGCAGTTAGAAAAGATAAATTAACAGCTATCGAGGAGGTTCTAAAGGTATTCTTACAGGCTGCTGATTTCCTAAGTGGACAACTAGACCAACCTAATAGTTTTGCTGCTCAATTTAGCGCAAGGATAGGAAGTATGCACCTGTCAAGTCACAAAACAACCAAGCCTAAGATGGTTGTAATGGCAGGAGCGACACTTGCAAAGAACCAACGGCAAATAATGGCAGCGAGTAAGTTATGGTCAGATTATCACTATATCAATAGTTTTGTTACTCAATCAGATGGCAGCAATAACCAACAGTTTATATACGAAGAACAGAAAATACCTTTTTGCTTTGAAAATTTCGTATCTTTGGGAGGTAACCCGTACCAAAACACAGAAAATGGCGAAAGTGCGAAGATAAAAGAAATAGTTTGGAATTACGAAGCTAACACAGCGACTATATCCTATAATGTATTTAGGGTTTATGATGATAATTTAAAAGAAACATTCTTAGACTAATGACCGAAGCAGAAAAGAAAGCAGCAGCGATTAAGGAAGCGGAACGGGAACAGGAGATTATAGACAACCTAAAGAAGTCTTCAAAACTCCAAGTCCAAGCTAGAAAGGATTTAGATGCTGAAATAGAAAAAGGGAAACTAGCTATTAGTGAGTTAATAAAAACGATTCCTGTTCATCATCAAGGGGAAGCTAGAGTAATTGAGATGAAAGTTAATAAGCTATTAGCCGAACTTAGAAGCGGTGCAGACGTAGAAGATATTACAAAGAAACTAAAAGCTTTAAAGTAATGGGCGTAAAGATATTAAAACAGGATTACATAACACCTTTTAAACCTAGTTCAAAAACAACTTGGCAGCTAGGTAATACAGGGGATTGGCTCAAAGTCTCCTTAGAGTGCGAATTTTCCGTTGAGAAAGTTTTTACCAACACAGACAGCTTAACAATTGCGGATCCAAATACTTTGACTTTAAATAGTGGGAAGACTTGGAAAAGCTTTGGGTTTGATGTTGGGTTTACTTGTACTTTAGTTTATTATTATACGGATTTAACAAGGCCAAACCCTACGCCCGTACAAAATACTATCTCTTTTACTGTTGAAAGTTTATTAGATAACGTTTTAACAGCAAAAAATCCAAGCGGTGCGCCAATAACAACGTGGTCTTATTCTTATGGAGCGGTTGCTCCTATTGGAGTTGGAACTTATGAAATATCAAACGTTTATGTTTACGCTGATAAGCCAATGGAGGGGATTGAGCTTGAATATGGACAGATACAAAACTCATTAGGCCAAACAGGAACTACCCTAAGTCATTTAGATGGTACGACTACCAAAATGAGAATGAAAGATACACAACTTTTGACAGTTGGAACAGTTACAGAATTTACACACTACCTAGATTTTAAAAGCGGTATGAGTGTAGAGAAAGGAACAGTTACTTTTTTAACTCAACAGGCACATAGATATATTTTCAGGCTTGAACTTATCTTTATGATAAGCACCTTTTACGAGTTTATAACGAACTATGAAGATAATGTAGCGCCCGATTGGGTCAAAGCCGCTGCTGCTATAACAGACAGCTTTATAATTACAGGCTATCCAACATATAACAATCCTAATATAAAAGTCCAAAACGACCCTAAACAAACATTTCAACTAGGCAATACAGGTTGGTTTGATGAAAACTTTAATCAATTACCAAATCTTTTTGAATTTACCCCCGTAGTGTATAAGAATTTGGCAGGAACTACGGTAAGCCAATTAGATTATGTGAACCCTATTGTTATGACTACAACAATAAGTGGGATTCAAAATTTAAGCGGTTTATCTACGTTTCAGTACGGATTCCAATGGGCTACTATTGATGAAGACACTTGGAAGAAAAACAACTATCCATATCATAAAAACACCAAGATTAGTACAGGAGGTAAAGCTGCTAGTTTAGGCGATGTTTTCAATTTAAGCTCCTTAACCTACGATGCTTACCCTGCTTTAAGAAGTGGGTATAGTCGCGATGGATTGAGCGGAATGGATGTTTCAGATATTGTATTCTCACAAAACGCAACAGATAGTACGGCAGTAGATGTAAGTTTGACTTTTAGACCTTCAGCATTGTTCAGCCAAGAAATGGGAGAACTAAGTGAAGATGAAAGACAGTATATAATTTGGGTAAGCGTTGGAGATATAAGCCCTGCTACTAATTTAGGGGATAGAGTAAGCCTAAAAATAGAACCACTTAATACATTAGACACCTTTAAAGAACCTATTGGAGAGTTCCCAGGACTAACGATAGGATTCTTAGACCATCCACAAGACGAAACCGACACACCAAGAGTTTTAAATAATTGGTATATTGAGGATGGATGTTTGGCAAAGGTTAATTTCACAGTTAATACTGCGGTTGGATCTACAATTCCAATAGTGGAGGCTATTAATTTTGGCGTATTAGTTAAGAGTTTAACGGATGGTAGTACTTACGAGCTAGACAGCACAAAGGTTGATTTAAGTAGCTATCCTGATGCTACGCAATATGACTACGATGTTACTAGAGATTTTAAACTAGAGATAGGGAATAATAAGAACTTTTTAAAGGTTTTATATGATGCTGCTACAACGGTAGGAACTGAGATAGGTGCTATTGGTTGGTACGGGTTTAAGATGCGTTGGGAGGATTGGAAAGAAAGATTCCCTCATGCACCTATAGCGTTTTATAATAATACATTTAAGAAGAACGGATTTAACCAAGATTGGTACGAGTACTTTAGTAATGCAGGGTATTCTTTACACTTCTTTGTAGATATGGACTGTGAGCTTGATGGCGATAAAGTTTCTTATAGAAACCTAAAAGAAATTGCTTTAAACGATTACGATAGTAATAGTACAATAAGTACACAAATCAAGTACTACGCAGATAATAACGGGGTCAAAGGTGCTGCTATTAGTGGTGGGACTTACTTAGGTCTGCCATTAGGAATAATAATAAAAGGAGATTTTGTATGGCTTGATATTGAGTACACAAGCACAGGTACGCCGTGGACAGATCAAGCCGATGTAGATGCCAATTACTATGGAATTTCTGAAATTGAAGTGGAGAACGGAGGAGGAGAAAAAGACATAAGGCAACTGTCTAGTATTTATTTGCCTGAGTTTGGGAATCCATTAATGCCATTACCATCTACCACCCTCGCAACAGTAACATTTAACGCTACAAACAAAATAACAGTAAGTTGCAGAATAGAAGCCAATAAATTAATAACCGCAGAAACTTATAAAGTGACTGGTAAAATAGGAGGTAAATAATGGCTAGTTTACATATATACGACCTCAATAGTTGTGGTACACATCCTAGTATTTTAGGAGTGACAAGCGGAACTGTATTAAGTGCCTTTGACTTCGCTACTTTAGGGGCTTTGGTTTATTTAGGGGCTAACAGGGGTAGGCCTCCTATTGTTCCCGCAGAAACTTATACCCTTGATTATGTAGGAATAACTACTAATATGGCTACATGGGTTAGTATTTATGATTTACAAATTACCGACTTAGTTAGTTGTGCAGACACGAACAAGGATAAGATGTACAAAATGGTTCAATGTGGAGAACCTAAGAACATTAGAGAGGTTCTTTTGACTTCGGCTCAAACTATAGGAGACGTTTTAGTATTTGGAGTTGAAGATACTGCCTGGATAGTACACGAATTAATAAGCACTTATGATGAAATTTTAACCATTACGGCTACTTATGCGAATTGTACCTTAGCAAATACATCACTATCAGCATCAGCGACACTAAGCGCAGAAGATGAAAGAACAATAGGTTACGCTGCTTTGGTTACACCGATTAAGACTGACCCCGTAGATAGGGGATTCAATGATTGTTGCTTTAGTTTGAAGGTCTTAGCGGACTTGTCAGACGATGCAAGCTATAAGAATGATTTTACAAGCGTATTCTACCAAAGACAAACCCCTGCGGACACTATAAGCTATCAAATAATAAAGGTCGGAGGAGGTACGACTAATTTGTTAGATGGTACGCATGGGGTTCTTTATGATTTTGCAGCTACGCATCATAATCCAGACTTAACCTATTTTAAAGTTGAGTGGAGGAAAATATATAATTTGCTAGGATTAGGCCAATACACTATAAGAATGAATATAGTTGTCGGCGGTTTACCTTCTGTTGCCGTAGATAGTAACACTTTCAATTTAAAAGCGTTTAGTATAAATAACGCTGATGGTACAACTCGCTTTGATGGTTCTATGGATGGAAGGTTAGAAGAGATAAAAACCGACTTTAAGAACAGCGGATTTGAAACTAGTCTAAGAATTAGCGGTTATTTTGGGAATAGAACCCCTAATATTGAGAAAGAAGATTTAGTCTATTCATCAAAAAAAGGGATAAGCTATTACAAGTCTCAAATAACTATGAAAAATGATGATTCATTTAGTTATGAGGCTGAAAATATACCTGACTGTATTAGTAAACAATGGTTTGACTTTTTGATGTTCTCTAATGATATACAAATTAGTGACTACAATAAAAATAACCATTCTTATGATTATGAATTATTCGACGTGGAATTGGACGAAATAAGCGAGCCGATATATCCACCACAAAACAGAGGTGTTACTATTCAGGCTAAATTTAAAAGAAGATCAAAGAATCAAATAAAAACTAACTGTTAATAAAAGAATATAACAATGGCATTAAGAATAGGCTTAGTAGTGGGAACAGGAAGTGCAACGCTACAACACGGAACAGGATCAGTAAAAAATTATGCTTCCAACAACCTAAGATATGATATTAATGGGTTAACAATCAACTTCTATCAATTACAACCTTATGTTTGGTTGGGTTCTGAAACTGTTACTTTATTGGAAAATGCTGCAGGAACAGCAATAGGTATTGAATCAGTTGTTAGAACTTACTTAGATGCTTTTGTAGGTGCTAGTAAATCATTATAAATATGCCAACTAAAGTATATCCAAGCGGTTCAAATGTCATCGTAGACCAAACAGGGCAACCACTCCTTACTATCTTAAAGGAGAGGGCAAAGTATGTCATTATACAACCTACCGTATCAGTAGATGGAATTACCCCTCCTGTTGCATTTACTATTCAATTTATTGACATTTTTAATGGAGACATTAGGACTGAATCAATAGCGAATGTACAAGACAGTACAGGGGCTTCTTTTGCTAGTCAAATTTTACTAGAAAAATATTTGAGGTTTATTCCTCATACCTCAACTACACTTTTAGTTGAGCAGCCAACAGTACACACTAAGTACGCTGATTCAATGAGTGTTGATGCTTTTGGACGTGCTAGGGTTTCAAGTACAGGACAAAGGTTAGATGTGGAGTTTATATATAACAAGCAAGAAGAAATATTTGATGAGGTATTAATTGGAGCGGCAACAGTAACGCATAATGCCAACTCTAGGGATTTGACACTAGCTATTAATAGTGCGGTAAATGCTGATAGTGCGGTGATGATGAGTTACCCCGTTCCTTATACTCCTGGGAACTCTCAGTTAGTGGCAATGACTGGAACAATAAATGAATCTTCTTTAATTGGTGGAGGTGTTGAAATATTTATGAGGTCTAATGTCACAGGTTCTGTTGTTGATACGGCATACTTGCAATCTGATTGGAATATTAATACGGTTGATAATGTTGAGTGGGACACGTCACAGATTTTTATAATGGACTTCCAGTCTTTAAAAGTTGGGCGTATTCGTTTTGGACTAGATAGAGGAGGCGTTATTATTCCTGTTCATTCTATTAAAAATGATAACATAAGAAGTACGGGTTTTTGGCAGTTACCTACGTTACCTATATCATGGAGAATATATAACGATGCTACCAATACATATTGTGAAGTCTGTTATGGTGACGAATCTAATGGTATAGGATTTAGGTATAAAATTACTGTTGATGCTACTGCTCAATTACGGGCTATTTGTGCAACGGTAAAAAGTGAAGGCGGTAAAGATTTAGTTGATTTAACTGGATTCAATAGAACGGCACACATGGGATCTAGTAGAGCCACTGTTGGTAATTCCTTGATCCCTATTATATCAATAAGGCCAAAAGCTACTTATAATTCTATTACTAGTAATGGTCTTGTAATCCCTATATCTTTTTCAGTAGATAGTGATAATCCTATTCAGTTGATTGTGGTACATGATGGAGTATTAACGGGTGCAGCGTGGAATGACGTAGACACTACTGAATCTATCCAAGAAATTGATATAACAGCAAGTTCTTTAGCTAATGGGCATGAAGTTTATTGTGATTATTTTGGTACTGGTAAGAATCAAAGTAACTCAGCAGGGGGAATTTTAGGAAAGACTTTGTTATGGGATAGAAAAGGAACAGAAACAGGTGTATTTACTATTTGTGCTATAAGAACAACTAATACCAGTGCAGATGTATTAATTAGTATTAATTCAAAAGAAATAAGGTAGTATGGCTAATATAGTAGTAGTTTCAACGACAAATACAATACAGGTAGATTTTGGGGCATATTCTACGGAATTAGAAGAAATTAAGGGAACATGGCACAAACAAGATATTGTATTATTGTTACGAGCTACGTTGGTTGAAATAGACATTCCACATGAAAAGAATTGGTTATTATCCCATAACGGAAGTGCAGGAACATTTCAAGTTGACTTAGTAGATGGTTTAGCCCCAACGAGTTTAGATGATTTATACACAAAAATACAGGCAATAATACAATAAACCCTCACAACCCATGAGGGAATAACTAAAACCGCTTAAAGACGATGAGCGACATGAAAAACTATGGAATTAATGCAAGAATGGTTGGTAATATCGGCTTATGTAGCAATATGCGTAGCTATTGGAGACAGTTTATATTCAATGTACGTAAAGATAACATCAGCACCCCCCGTGACATTTTTTGAGTTCTTTTCTACATTTAGTAAAAGGATGGATGCTCAAGATGAAATAATAAAAGAGGAGTTTAAGAAAAACAAAATAAATAACATAGAAGCACATTTAAACGGATATGACAGAATCAAACGTCTACTTGAGGACGACAAAGAGAAAGATAATTAAGGCGATTTGTTTGTCTATTTGTTTTTTAATAATCTTCAATAATCACTTTGGGGGTGAGAGTTACGGTATAATCAATATCTTGGCTTACATTTTTAATGATATTGATTTTTTAGAATTTATTAAAGGTGGGTCAGGTTTAGATCCTACTAATTTTGTTAATAGTTTTATACAATAAATAAGATGGGAATTAATTTAATTGAGATTGATGGCAATTCGGCTACTTTTGAAAATAGCGAAGGGTCTTTGGAAGGTAGTTTGACATGGAATGACCCCGTTGAGAATGGGGGTATTTGGGAGGTTACTTTTCAAGGAACAGATACTTTGAGCGACCCTATATCTACTCAGACTACAGAGATAGACCAATCTGAGACTATTAACCCTACAAAGGTTTTTTGGTGGATTGCGAACAAGTTAAAAGAGGTTCTTTGTCCAGAATGCGAATAAATTTGGCTTTGTATTATAGTTTAGCCCCTCAGTTGTCAAGTACTGAGGGGCTTTTTGTGTTTAGAATCTTAGGCAAATTCAAATCGTAATTTATGGACTTCTTTAGGTATTTCAGACATAAAGACCTCAAACCCAACAGAATCATCCGTATTGTATTCGTGTTTGATTATTTCAGTTTCTAGTTTTTCTTCTAGCAAATAAGACTCCACATACTCAGACCCAAAGAATTTAGCGGTCTCTTCTGGTAGTTTCTCAATTCCTGCATTCTCACAAGCTTCTAATACTGCCTTGTGTTTTTGGTAATCTTCATTGTTTTCTGAAATATATCCTTTTAGATAAATTGACATTCCCATTTTTATTAAGTTTTTTATAAATTATTTAATCAGTTTAATTATCAAAGGTCTGCTCAAAAATACATTCTTACCCTCCAACGTTTCAAAAACAGGAGATAATCTCAAATCCTTTTCAACCGTGTAGGCTCGTATTTTAAGCACCTTCTGTATTCCTTTCGCTTCGACTTCTACGGTTGCGCCTACTGGATAAGGAGCGTTATCCTTTATGAATTTATCTTTAGCAAATCGAATAGCTTTAGTTGATATTTCTATATTCATGTTGTGGTGGGCTAGTTCTTGTATTAATTCCTGCTTAGTCATTAGTCAAGTTTTAGAATTTACCCAACCCATAAACGCCAACAAAGACGAATATAGGCAGGGCTTTAAATTGTTTCGGGTGCAAAATTGCGCGTAGGTTTTAATGCTCATTTTAGGATACTTAAAAACAAAGTTTCAAATACTTTCTTATCGTTCTTTGCTGAAAGAAAATGATTTTCGGTTAAGTCTCCAATTGTATCGCTGTATTGGCAAATAGCTAAACCTAAGTGCATTTTTTGTTCCTCATATCCAAAGTGATTTGTAAATACGTCTTCGTAGGTATCATAGTTGTTGATAGTTTCTTGCATATTGCTCTCTAAGGCAGTTTGCATTGACATTATTAAGTCATCTACATTACTCTTTAGTTCCTTTATGTTTTTATCGTTAGATACATCATAATCTCCTACCTCGCATCTTCTTTCGTCTGGAACATCCACGTAAACCTCCAACCATTCAAATTCGTTGTCAATGGCATCGATTTTATCGTTAAAATCTAAAGTAGTTAAGTATTCTGCTATACTGCAACCTAACCAAGCTTCAAATAGTGTTATTGGTGTCATGTTTTATTTACGTTTAAAGAAAATATCTTGGTACAAAGACACAAACTCGAGCCAAGATTCAAAAATAGTGAGCGTGTAAAGGTTTCTGAATGATTCTAGTTTAAGCTTTTCTAATTCTGCTAAGTTGGTCATAAAAGCAGCTTCAAACAGGACAAAAGGCGAAGCTGTGTATTTTGTCATATAAAGCTTCTTATTTCTAACTCCTCTATTCTTTAAGCCCGTTGCTTTGGCGATGTTATTCAGGGCAATTTCAGCGAATAGCCGAGACTTTGAACCCTTGTTGATAAAAGCCCCTGTTCCATTCGCAGACTCAACACGGAACGCATCAGCGTGGAAGGACATACCAAAGCAAAGGCGGTCTTTATAGTTTTCATTATAAGCTTTCTTTTCTCTTATAACCCTTCTATACATTGGCGTATCTTTGTGTTCTAGGCTTAGATTAGAAGAAGTGATGTCAATGCCCGTACTTTTAGCCAAACTACAAAGAATCCCCATTTTAGCTTCAATGCTTGTATTGAATGTATTCTCTCTTAGGCTACCATCTGTTGCCCGCTTGCCCTTTGTTTCCCAACCGTGACCGCTATCCAGTATCAAGTGCGTAGGTGTATGGATAAGGTGTTTATAGTGCTGTAAAGTTTTTGAAAAGTCTTTTAATTTCATTGTTAAAGTTTGTTAGCTTCTATAAGAATATAAGAGTTTACTTTAATTAGTAATTTTTCAATATTTGCCATAATTATATTACCTTCCTTTGTACTTAATTTAGGCTTTTTAAATTCAGACTTAATTACTTCTGCAAATTGTAACAACTTTGCTTTGTCGGGTGCTGCTGCTGCTTTGGCCTTTTCAACTAATAGCAGTCTTTTTTCTTCTAGTCTGGCTTCTTCCTTTTTAGCAGCAGCCTTTTTTAATTTATCGTTCTCTGCTTGTAGTTTTTTACGTTCTTTTTCTTTGGCAATATCCTCTAGTCGTTTAGCTTCTATTCGATTTTCTTCTTCAATCCGTTCTTGCTCTAATCTCAAAGCTTCCTTCTTTTCAGCTTCCTTTTTAGCTTCAAAAGTTTGTATTGTGCCAATTAAAAAGCTATTCCAAATAGAAACATCCATATCCCCAAGATTCAAAGGAATTACTTCTACTTCGTATTGTTCTAATTGTGATTCTCTCTCTATTTGAAGTTCTTTAATTTTCTCCTTTTCGATATTCTCATAATATTTTTCAATAGTAGATAGCTTTTCCTCTATTCCTTGGGATGCCATTAATTGAGCGTTCTTCCAACCATCGACAAAACGTCCACCTTTCAAGTAAAAAGACTTCAATTCCTTATGTATTGCTGATGTTCCCGTTCGAACTTTTACATACTTTAATCTTAATGTTTTTGCTTGTTTACAAACGTCTTTAGTAAATGGTAGCTTTTGTAATTCGTTAAACTCCTTTTCTAAATTTACCATTTCTTCCAACATTGGCACAAACATCTTTGAAATATCTGCCGCTTTAGTTTCTTCTAATCCGTATTGTTCGTGGTCTACTTTAATTAAGTTACTCATTGTCAAGTTTTTTAATGTTTATTATCGTGAGTTAAATTTTGTAATCTTTTTTTATCCTCCTTTTCAAAGCTTATTCTTTGTTGGCAAGCAGATAGAACTTTGTTTAATTGCCTTAATTGGAGACTAATTATGTAGCTCATTTTCTCCTCTTCAATTTCTATCCTTCTATTTTCCTCGTTTGCTAGTTCTGCTTTTTCTTCTGCTTTAGCTGCTGTGTCACCGTTGCCTATATGGTAGAGTTTTTTAATGCTGTGGTTGTGCTTTCGCTCAAAGTAAGCAGTTAGATAGGATGCTTTACAATCTCCTGTTATTTTGCCTATATTCGTACTTAATAGGCTAAGTTTATCTTGAAAATCAAGGAGCTGCAATATGCTTGCTTTGTCTGCATTCTTTTCGTACCAATCTAGTAAGACATTTACCATGCTTATAACCTCTAAGTCATTCTTATTTAGTTGTATCATCCTTACTTTTATTTAACTCTTCGTAAGAAATAAGGCATTTGTCGTAAAGAACATCATCATAGGTAGCGGATCCAATAGCTATCCCCTCATTAATTTCAAACTCCAAAACCTCGTTATCCTCAAACTCTTTGAGTGTTAATGTGGTTTCTTGCTTCGGTTCTTCTGTTGATTCAATTAGGGGCTGGCTTATATTCTCGTTAAACCAAGATATATGTTTGACCCTGTTTAGTTCTGTTGAGCATTGCCCGTTAGGTAGTTTCATTACTTCTTAATTTTAGCTTTGTTTAATGCAGTTACTATTAAGGCTTTTTGTACGGGTGTTATTTTGTAGTTCTTTTCTACCCTTGCGATAGTCCATTTCTTTTCAATAGCCCAATCTATGACTTGATTAACTTTCCCCTCTATTAAAAAAGTTCTTTTATCAACTTTCTCCTTTTGTGGAGTAGCTATGCTTTCTGAATGTGTTATATCAGTATCGTCTATTTTCCCCACGGGAGTTAAAAACATATAAAGCAAACAGTTTTTAAGGGCGTATGTAGTTGCTTTCCCTGCTCCTTTATCTTGACTGTCTACTCCATGCCCGTAACCGCTTAATTCAATAGATTCTCCGCTTTCGTGAAGTAATAAATACTTAGTCACAACCTCAGTTAAAATAGATTGTTTAGTCTTTTTCGCTTTTGGTGTTGCCTTACTCCACGGGTCAGTTTCCTCCCATCTTGATAGTGTTGTTTTAGGCTCAATACTTATTGGGAGAATACAAAGTCCATTGTTAGCCATTGCCTTATTCATTACCTCCTTAACGTCTTGGTCTTTCGTGCCATCATAAGAACTATTACCAGTACCTACACGGCTGTTTTTCTCCATTCCTTTAACTTCCTTCATTACTGCTATAATCGCTGCTGCTATTTGTTTCATTGTATCAAGTTTTAAAGGTGGAAAGTATTTTGTTCGTTTTGCATTCTTTTTTCAGCATCCCAGTCCGCTTGCCATGCAAACTCCTGTTCTCTTTTGGTCAAAACAGGGGTTTCTTCTGTGGCTGTTGGAGGGTTGTTATCTAGGAGCTCAATTAAAGGGTCTTTAGCTTTTTTAGATTCTACCTTATAGGTTATAGGGTAATTGTCAATTAATGTCATTATAGACGAATTAAAAAGGGCTTGATTAAAAGTCCTCTCGCTATAAGTATTTACTTGTTGACGATTAACGATATGGATATAAACTTTTCCAAGCTTTTTGAATATATCCCCTGTTTGGTAAGAATAGGATTTTGTTTGTGTGTCGATGTGATACGTTGTTGTTTTCATTTCAATTTCTTTAGTCGTTAATTAATTAGTGTGACACAAATATACAACGGGTTTCTTTAATTTCCTAATTATTAGAAAGAAATTAGAAAGAAATTAGAAAAAGATTGGAAAGTTAAAATATTATTGTATCTTTGAGTTATTGGATAACGAAATTAAAAACAAATGAAACTAAAACAGCGAAAGCAAAAAGGCGTTTCAGCAGAAGCGTTGGAGTTTATAAAGTCGGAGTACTTATCTTTATTAGATAATTATGGTTTTACTGTTGTATCAGCGACAAGACAGGCATCTAATACCATTAAAGGGATAACCGTAAGTGGAAAGACTTTAAGAAAGATTTTTGAAGGTGTCCACATTCACACCAAAACCGTAAAGAGTATTATTTTAGAACTTGGCGAGACTGTGAGCATTGAAAACGGGCTTATTTGTGTTGCTGAAAAAATAGAAAGCGATGAAGACTGTAATAATAATTAAAGGCTTAATAGCAGGGCTTAATGGCTCAGATGGACTAATGCAAGAACATTACCGTAAAGGAATAAAGAAAAAGAAAAAGTATCAGCAAATAATTAGAAGCCAAACAAAAAACAGGCACGAAGGGAAAGTGTCTATTACTTATATTGGTTATAAGTCCGTTCTAATGGATTGGGACAATTTTGCAGCTAGTTTTAAGTACTTAGGGGACTCGCTTGTTAAAACGAAGGTAATTATCGACGACAGCCCAAAAATAGTACGTCCGTTTATTATTCAGCAAATAAAATGTAAGAGAATTGACCAACGGGTTGAAATTATAATTGAAGATATTTAAAAATCCCAAAGCGGTAAAACTAATTATTAATAAAAAAACTTGACAAAATGGATATAAGCGAAAAAACAATGAAGGGAATGGAACTTCATGAACAAGTTCAAATAACAACAAAGGGTAAATATCCAACTACCTTTTTCATAACAAGAACAATAGGCGGATGGATTTACGAATCATCAAACGAACCTGTTCAATTCGTTTTCGTAAAAGAGTAAACACCCACTTAAAAATTAATTTAACTAAATAAAAACTTGACAAGATGAAAACAATATTCAGTAAAGAATACCTATTAGAGAATAAAGGATACTACGATAATGAAGATATAGAAAAAGGAATGCTTCATTTCAAAGAAAACAAAGAAATAACTTTGGAGCAGCTTTTTGAGTACCTACCGATTAAAGACTTCTGTTGGTTGTTAGTCAGAAAGTGTGAATTAAGTTTATTACAAAAGCAATTCTTTAGTTTATCGTGTGCCGATTTTGTTCTGAAATTTTACGAAGCTAAATACCCAAATGACATGAGGGTTAGAGAATGCAACAAAGCGACTAGAGATTATATAAATGGCGATATTAGCAAAGAAGAACTTTTAACTTATGCCGCTTCTGCGGCTTCTGCGGCTTCTGCGGCTTCTGCGGCTTCTGCGGCTTCTGCGG